GACAAGGAGGATTCGTTGGTCATCCAGAAGATGAACGAGACGAAGTTTCAATACCACATAACAGAACGTATTATTAATGATAAACGAAAAAGAATACCGAATTTTAATTGAACAGCTAGCGACAGGTGGAATAACAGGAAATAAAACTTACCATCAATACCACGATCAGTTTGTACCAATCGACTCTGAAGGAGCGGGGTACGCTAACGGAGGTGGAGTGGGTACTATGATGGTACCTCGACAAAATTTTAGATATGGTGGTGGTGCAGATTATATGCAACCTTTAGGTTATGTAGAAGATACAAGTTTAGAAGTAGAAGATTCTACTCCTAACAACAGTGGGTTTATGATTACAGCTGCAGATGCTTTACCAGATCAAACAGGAATTATAAAAGCAGCTCCAAAAATTATGGAAAACGCAGGTGTAACTACTATTACTAATTCTGGAATAAATAGTTTTCAACGTCCTAACATGAGAGAGGTTGCTGGAGAATACTTACCTTTTAATGTTAACAATTTAGGTAATCCTACTAACGACAAAAGAGTTGTTTCTGAAGAATTAGGAATGACAGGTTTTGGAACACCCAACATGAGAAATGTTGCTGGAAAAACAAACATAGATAGATTTAGTAATACCGTAGCTCCTGCTCCATCAACTCCAGAAATATATCAAGATTTAATTATGAATCCTGAGTATATGCCAAATAGATTACAAAATTTAGAAAGATTTGCGGATAATAGATTTGAAGATTTAGATTTTCAACCAGGTTTTGATTTTAAAGATGCACCTAACAAAGTAACTAACTTAAAAGAATTTTTTCAAAACAAAGGTTATAACAATAATCCAAACAGAGGAATTATTGATAATATGATTTTATCAAGAGGCAACCCAGAAAAAAGTTTATTTAACAAAACTAAAAATATGTTTAGCAATGTTAAAGATGGAATTACTTCAATAGATTTACCAGGAAAATTTAAAGAAGGAGCAAAATTAGCATTTACTCCATTAATGATGGCGGCTAATGCACGAAATCCATTAAATACTAATGCTGCTAACTATAATCCAAATCTTGCAAATCAATTAAATTTTGCAGACAGTATGGGTATGATAGTAACAGATCCTAATTCAAATCTTGATAAATTTTCATCTAAAATGATGTTAGATGGTGAGTTAGTTACTAATCCTCTTCAAGGTAAAAATGTTGTATCTGGTTTTGGAACTAATGATGTTATAGAAATGTTAGAAAAAACTTTAGCAAAACAAACAAAAACTTATAATAAATTATCTGATGTAAAAAAATTAAATTATAAAAATAACTTTTTAGATATTACACAAAAAGTTTTAGATAATGCAATTGCCGATCAACAAAGAATAGCAGCTGAAAAAATAGCAGCTGAAAAAGCTAAAGCTCAAACTTTTATGCAAAAAAATCCTAACTATGGAAATAATTATGATCCTGGTAAATCATATACAGGAGCAAGTGATAGTTATGGAAGTAAGGCAGGTACAAGACAAAGAGATGCAAGAAGTTCTGATTTAGGTTTTAGTGATATAAGATTAAAAGATAATATTGAGTTAGTTGGAAAATCTCCATCTAACATTAACATTTACAACTTTACATATTTAAATAATCCTAAAGTTTATCAAGGAGTTATGGCTCATGAAGTACCATGGGCTTCTGTTAAACACAACAGTGGCTATCTGATGGTAGACTATAACAAAGTTGATGTAGACTTTAAATTAATCTAATGGAATTAAAATATAATTCAACTCTTGGCGAGATTGTTAAACCTAACGACGAGCCCGCTACTCAATCCGAGATTATGGAATGGATGTTAGAGAACCCTGGTAAGCCAGACGCTTCTGCAAAAGCCTCTCCCGACATGGTTAAAGAAGTACTTGATAGTTTGACAGTTAAACAAACTCCTGATAGTACTACTGTCGAAGAAGGTGTTGAAACAATAACAGATAGAGGATAGAATAGCTTATGGCTACTATAGACAAATCATTACCCAATACAAAAACCGAAATTGAAATTCCAGGACAAGAAGAGATTATAGAAACTCAACAAGAAATTGTTGAAAGACAACAAGGTGATGCTCCAGAAATTGAAATAGATGATGACGGAGGAGCAACTGTTAACTTTGATCCAAGTTCAGTTAATCCAGAAGGTGGACAAGATCATTTTGAAAATTTAGCAGAGTTTTTAGAAGATTCAGTTTTAGATACATTATCTTCTGAGTTAATGGATAAGTATAAAGACTACAGACAATCAAGACAAGATTGGGAAGAAAGTTATCGAGAAGGATTAAACTTACTTGGTTTTAAATATATAACTAGAACAGAACCTTTTAGAGGAGCAAGTTCAGTTACTCACCCCGTATTAGCAGAAGCCGTTACACAATTTCAAGCACAAGCTTATAAAGAATTATTACCAGCCGACGGTCCTGTAAGAACACAAATTATGGGCGATGCAAGTGTCGCTAAAGAAGAACAATCTAAACGTGTTAAAGATTTTATGAATTATCAAATTATGGATCAGATGAAAGAATATGAACCAGAGTTTGATCAAATGCTTTTCTATCTACCCCTCAGCGGTTCTACTTTTAAGAAAGTCTATTATGACGATCTATTAGGTAGAGCCGTTTCAAAATTTATACCGGCTGAAGATTTAGTCGTGCCGTACTCTGCTACCTCATTAGAAGATGCGGAAGCTGTAATCCATGTTATTCGTATGTCACAAAATGATTTACGAAAACAACAAATCAATGGCTTTTACAAAGACATTGATTTGGGAGAGCCGCCTTTACAACAAGATCAACTTAAACAAAAAGAATTAGAATTAGAAGGTATTACTCAAGGTGGTACTGAAGACATGTACACTATTTTAGAAATGCATGTTGATATAGATTTAGAAGGACATGAAGATGTTAATCCTGAAGATCAAGAACCTACAGGAGTTAAACTTCCTTACATTATTACAATTGATGAAGCTAACGGTAAAGTTTTATCTATTAGAAGAAATTACGATGCACTTGATCCTTTAAAAAAGAAAAAAGATTATTTTGTACATTTTAAATTTTTACCAGGTTTAGGTTTTTATGGTTTAGGTTTAATTCACATGATTGGTGGATTATCTAGAACAGCTACAGTTGCTTTAAGACAATTATTAGATGCTGGAACTTTAGCAAACTTACCAGCTGGTTTTAAAACCAGAGGTGTAAGAATGAGAGACGATGCTCAACCATTACAACCTGGAGAATTTAGAGATGTCGATGTACCTGGTGGAAATATTAAAGATCAGTTTATGCAACTGCCATTTAAAGGACCAGATCAAACTTTATTACAATTAATGGGTATCGTAGTATCAGGTGCACAAAGATTTGCATCTATTGCTGATATGCAAGTAGGAGATATGAATCAAGGAGCTGCAGTTGGAACTACGGTTGCATTATTAGAACGTGGATCACGTGTTATGTCAGCTATTCATAAAAGATTATATGTAGGATTAAAAAATGAATTTAAATTATTAGCAGAAGTATTTAAATCTTATTTACCTACGGAATATCCTTACGACGTTCCCGGTGCATCAAGAAATGTTAAAGTAGCAGACTTTGATGACAAAGTAGATATTCTACCGGTTGCTGATCCAAATATATTTTCTCAAACACAAAGAATTTCAATGGCGCAAACACAATTACAATTAGCGCAATCAAATCCTAAAATTCATAATTTATATCAAGCTTACAGATCTATGTATGATGCAATTGGAGTTAAAAATATAAATGCAATCTTACCTCCACCAATGCCACCACAACCAATGGATCCAAGTTTAGAACATATCATGGCAATTAGTGGTAAACCTTTTCAAGCATACCCTGGTCAAGATCATAAAGCACACATCGATGCGCATTTAAGTTTTATGTCTATCTCTATGGTGCAAAATAATCCAATGGCGATGATGTCTTTACAAAAAAACATACTTGAACACATTTCTTTAATGGCACAAGAACAAATTCAATTAGAATATGTTGAAGAACTACAAGAATTACAATCTATTCAACAACAAATGGCACCAATGATGCAAAATCCACAAGCAATGCAGATGATGCAACAAAATCCACAAGCAATGCAGATGCAACAACGTGTTCAACAACTAACTTCTATGATGGAAGCAAGAAAAGCTATCCTAATTGCAGAAATGACAGCTGATTATGCTAAAGAAGAAGATAAAATTAGCTCTGAAGTAGGTGGAGACCCACTTTTAAAACTAAAATCACGTGAATTAGACCTAAAAGCTAAAGCAGACCAAGACAGAACTGCAAATAATGAAGCAAGATTAGACTTAGACACGATGAGAGCTATGATGGACGACCAACAACACGACGAAAAGCTAGAACAAAACGAAGAACTAGCTGGATTGCGTGCAGGAGTGTCAATTGCTAAACAACAAATGGCAGACAAAAGTAAAGTTCACGATTTCGGTAGAAATTTTAAGAAAAATTAACTATAATATCATTAAGGAGAAACATTATGAGCAAAGATTGGACTAGAGGATCTAGATTTATGGACAAAGACCCTAAAGTTGTAAAAGAACTAGGGGCTGGAGCTGATGGTTATGCAACAGGCGGCGTTACTATTCCTATGACGAGTGGTACTAAAGCAGAAGTAGTTACTGTAAAAGGAACTAAAGCTTTAAGAGCTGATAAAAAACCTGTTAAAGCTACTTGGTACTAAGTTATGTGGTTATCGGCAATTAAATTAGCCGTTTCTGCTGGAAGTAAAATTTATGCTAACAAGCAGAGGGCAAAAGTCGCTATGTCAGACGCACAACTATTGCATGCGGAACGACAAGCTCGAGGTGAGGAAGCTTACCAAGGTAAACTTCTAGAAGCTCGTCAAAACGACTACAAGGACGAATTCGTTTTGGTGATTTTGTCGGCGCCCATAATAGTCCTTGCATGGGGAGTCTTCAGTGACAATCCGGTTGCTATGGAGAAAGTAAAAATTTTCTTCGAGCATTTTGCGGCGCTACCGACGTGGTTTTCGACTTTGTGGATCCTTGTCGTGGGTAGTATTTTTGGTATAAAGGGTACACAAATATTTAAAAA